GAACTAATAAAAAGACCTTCCGCAATCATCTTAGAAGTAAATACATTATTATATTTTTCGGAATTATCTTGCATAAACTGAAGGACTTTAGTACCATTCTCTGTCAATTCAACAGGAAGTTTATCTGGCTTGCCATCCTTGAGTCCTGTAAAATAATTCATTGCCATCTGAAAATGCTCATCATTTTCATCTACAACCGCTGTCAAAAGTAAATCATCAACTAATTCAATAAAAGCTTGCTTATTTGTCATTCTCTATACCTCTTATTTATTTATTATATAATAATTATAACAAAAATTAATAAATAAATCAAATAAGAAGTATTAGTTAGCTTTTTTATTTATAAAGATTAACTCATCACTATATGGTAATGAGTGAGCCCAACCTATAAAATCTTGACTCCATTCTATTAATTTATGACTTTGTCTCTGTTGCACCATATTACGGATATTTGCATAACTACCTGTCCAAGTGCGTTTTTGCAAATAAGATTCAGGTAATACTCTAATAAGTTCTTTCCATATTTTCATATCTTTTGTTTCAAGATATTTTTGTCGTAAGAACTCACAGTATGGAATAACAAATTGTTCAAAAGCATTTACAAGTATATCAAGTTCACTATTGAAATTCTTATCATCTTGACCATCTTGACTTATAGTAGTATTTCCACCAACAGCATTAAATCTGCAAAGGATGGGCTCATAATCATTTACTTCAAAACATTCAAGAGTAATTGGCTTTGAAGTAAGTTTATGCATAGTTGAAGTGGAATCAGTTGTTGTTCCCACTTTATATTGGTCTGCTTCTTTCCACCAATAAAACGGCGCAGTAATGTCAACAGACACAAATATTTGACGCATAAATTTACAATGTTCTGAACCCGCGGAAATGAGCGTTTGTGCAAGCTTTAAGTCATTTGGACCAAGTGCCGCGACTTGTCTATAATCTCCATTTTGACTTGTATCCAGAATCATATTTTTTAAAAGCCATTGATATACTTCATCATTCTTGCTACAATATTCAGTATACTCCATCTTCGCCAAATCAACATCAGGATTCTGCTCCTTCATCCATTTTTCAACAATTAAATCAATATTTATGTCAGCTTCTCGCCAAGCTGTTGGAATAATATTGAAATAACTATCGCTCTTTTTCCAACTATTTTTAGGATTCCTAAGTCCTCTAAAAGCGCCCTCAAAGTTAGATACATGAGTATTTTCAAATTTCATTAGTTTACAAACTCCTTTATAATCTCATCAGCACAACCTAATTGTATCGCTTCTGCTGCGCTAATCCACCAATCGTCTCGTCTCTTTTCATCATAAAGTTCAGCGGAAATCTTTGTATTCTCTAGTACAATATCTTTTAATTGTGACAATTGAAACTTGTAAAAGCTGGCAAAATTCTGGAATTTCCCAGCATCTCCTCCTATTTCAGTGGCTCCCTCATGGTATAAAAACGAAGAGTGTGGATAGCAAAACCGCTTATGACCAGAAATAAAAATAAAGAATCCTCCGCTATAAGCAGTTCCAATATTAACTGTCCAAACTGGAGTCTTAGACATTTTAATTGTATCTATAATTGTAAAAGTTGCTAATAGACTGCCGCCGGGTGAGTCAATGAAAATAACAATAGGCTTTCTATCTTCAATAGGAATATTATTTTCATCATCATATTGATTCCAAAAGCGAATCATATGTTCAACAGCTTCACTAACTTCATCATCAATTTCAGCAATAAGAACGTGTCTTACAAAAAATGAATCAATAGTCATTACATCATCAAAATTTTTTACGTTCTTAGGCTTTGGAACCATATCCATTAAATCTTGCTTTGTCATATTTATATCTCCTTATTTATTACCTTTAGTTATATTATAGCCCATTTTATCACTCTGATACATTTGAATCCATTGTCTTTCTTTCTCATTTAATTGCTCACGCGGACATTCTTCAATCAATTCAAAAGTAAAATTCCAAACTTTATCTTTTTGCATTGCATTATAAAGTTTATTGGTCGCGGAAGCATCTATCCCCAAACCGCACTTCATGTGCTGTTTAAAGCGTTCTGACACATCTACTGATTGACCAATATAACATTGGTTAGTTTTTATATTAGTGATTTTATAGATACCACAAACAGTTTTAGTTCCTAATACCCGATTACACATATCAGTTGTTTGTTTTTGAAAGTATGTAGACCATATTAATTTACTTAATATTACTGGCTGATGTAAAAAAGTTTTAACTTCTTCAAGTCGCATAATATCTTCTTCTTCAAGAGGAGTTAATGAAACTTTATAAAATTTAAGATTTTCTTCTTTTTCTCGCTCGCGGAGGTGCGCCTCAGTAGCAGCACTAAGCGAGTTCTGTATCTTCTTAAGGGCGGCAACCGCGGTTTCTTTATCATTCTCTAATTGACGCATTTCCGTGTCATATTCTTTTTCTTTTGCTTGATAAGATTGCTCTAATGCAGCAAAATAATTATCTCGTGCATTATCTGCATTTTCTTTTAATAATTTTGTTTGTTCAGAAAGTTTATTTTTTTCTTTATTATATAATTCTTCAAATTTTTGTTTTTCATTATTTACAGCTTCTTCTAATTGAGCTTTGCTATTAGAAAGAAGTTGAATTTGTTCTTCAATTTGTTGATATTCTTTTTCTAACTGTTCTTGCTCTGTATACTTTTGTATTTCTATTTTAGTAGCCTTTTGGTATTTTATAATACCATATATCAACATAATTAAAGAAAATATAAAAAATATCATTAAATACATAAAATATTTCCTTATTAAAAATGCGGGGCAATAATTGCCCCGCTATTCTAATCTGTTAATTCAGCTTACTCTTCTGCTTCGTCAGTTGCATCGGGGTCGAAAGCCCTGCCTTCATCCGTCAGAGAGATGAATTTTACACCCTTATGAGTGCCATCAGGAAGCTCAATCTCGGCTGGTGTTCTTACCATCAAGCCCTTCTTCTGAAAAGCGGAAGTAACAATACCATTTACACTTCTAGCCTCAAGACCTGTACCCTCAGCGATGTCTGCTGCTGTCATATTTTCTCCATCATGCGCCTTTACAAAATCAAATACTGCGCGACTGTTTGCTTTTAATGCTGCCATTTTTCTTATTCTCCTTTAATATAAATTATTTGTATTTTTTGTTACCATTTTCTTTTGATGACATTATATAAATTATTTCTTCATCTTAGATTAAATATATTATATCAAAAAATTTTTAATCTGTCAATAAATTTTGACTTATAATATATTCATCAATTATAAGCATATCTTCAAGAGAAAGAGTAAGTATAATATTTTGAATTTTCTGCTCATTCTCTTGAACACATTTGCCCAAAGACATTTCTTTCTCAGCTTCAACAATCTGCAAAGCTAAGTTTTTTATTTCTTCATCTTTCATATATTTATTATACTAAAAATTTTTAATTTTTTCAAAAGATAGTATCTATTAAACAATCTTTAGCATCTTTGTCATCGCGGAGACCGCGGAAAAATCCATGTCTGATAGTTTTAGCTTTAGAATCTTTCTCCATCATCTGAATTTTGCATACATGATTTAGATATTTTTCTTCATGGAGAGTCATATCCTCTTTCATTTCATCACTAATACCTGAATGGATAACACCAATTTCTACTATATTACCATCATTATCATAAGCACCAATTTTAATTCTTGCGTTCATCCAAGCGTTATAAAAAGGCTTTGTAACTGCCATGAATTTCTCTGGATGTTCTAATGAGTCCTGATAATGATTGCCTATATATATCTCCATTGATTCTGGGTCTATCCAATATTCCCAATTCTGAATTTCTTTACCATAATACTCTTTAGTAGGAGTTTCAAAACCAGTTATGATTACATCAGCAAAGTCAACTTTTTTCGCTTTAAGGTTAGACATAGGACGCTTAGAAGGCTCATATATACCATCTTTCTTTTTGATAACCATTCCTTCTTCACCTGCGGCAAGTGCTTCACCAACCCTTTCATAGAGGTTATCAGTCCAGACTTCCGCGAGTTCAAGAAAATTATATTTATCTAAATTATGTAAATAAAAAATCTTCTGTAATATTTTATATCTTAATTCATTATTTGTTTTACTAGAAACTAAATTAATTCCATCATAATAAATAATATCATGAATATAATAATGAATATAGCCATAGCTTCCTTGCTGTCTCTGCAATGCTTTCTCAGGCAAACATCCCATAATTTCAACTGTATTTTTAGAACTTTTACCGGGATAATAAATTTCTCCAATGAGAATAGTTCCATTAGGTAAACAATCAAGAGCTTCTGCAATATGGGGAACATTTTCAAGCTTTTCTGTTAATAAGCTTGTTTTCTTGCTAATAGTACGTCCAAATAAATACTTGCCACCTTCCGCGCCTTTCACAAATTGATAAAAGGCGCCATCTTTCTTTAATTGACCAAAATATTCGCCACTCGCGCAAGCCCGCTGTAAACTATCATCTGTACTGCCATGAATTAGCATTGGTTCATACATCATACCAACAGCATCAGGATATAATTCTTTTATTTTATTTTCATCAAACATTATTCATTATCCTTTTCTATTTCTTGTTCTTTTGAAGTTTCTTCTGCTGGTTTATTAAAACCAAATATATTTAAAAAATCTTCAAACATTTCTGCTAATGCTTGTTCTTTATTTTCTACTTGTTTAACAGCCATATTTTTCTCCTTTAAGGGTAGCTATAACTTAACTACCCTTTCTACCTTGCTATTTTTAATCATACAATTACCAGTGCTAACTCTGCTTAATAGAGGGATTTCCGTAGCGGAAATGCAAATGCTATTTGGTTTACCAACTAATAATAAATTATCATCATCATCAATCATCGCGGCGCCCGCTATAATGCCCGTAATAGATGAAGGTTTATATACTATAACACCCTTTCCACCTCTGCCTTGATATGGCACTTCCGCGAGTGAAATCTTCTTACCATATCCTTGAGAAGTAATAACCGCAATAGTATCAGTCTCTTTATGAATAGGTAAACCTACAATAACTTCATCATCTTCCGCGAGTTTAATAGCTTTTATACCCATAGATATTCTTCCTATTGGATTCACATCATCTGTGCTAAAGTGGATTCCCATACCTTGCTTTGTAATCACTATCATTTCTTCATTATCTAAGAAAGTTACATTTGCAAGGCTGTCCCCATCTTTTAATTTAATCGCGGCTATGCCATTTCCGCCTTTTTTAATAGATGTGTATTCTTCAAGTTTAGTTTTCTTTAATAAACCTTGCTTTGTAATAAATACAACATATTTAGCATTAGTTTGATGATAAAGTGAACTCATTGCAATAACTCGTTCATCAGATTCTAACTTAATTAATGTACCAATTTTTGTTCCTTTTGAAGCATTTGTCCCAACGGGAACATTATCAACTAACATCTTAAACATTTTACCTTTTGAAGTAAATAACATAAGATTATCTACTGTGTTGGTTGATATAGTCTCTAAGATAGCATCATCTTCTGTTTTAATGCCTTTACCTGCGCGGCGCTGTGTCCTAAAAGAGCTACGAGGTACTCTTTTAATATCACCGGATTGGGTTAAGATAACTACAACATCTTCTGGAATAACTTCTTCAATTTCCTTTTCTTCTTTTGAGACTTCAATCTGCGCAAGCTCTGTTCTACGAGCATCACCATATTTTCTTACAATCTCTTCAAGTCGAGTTCTAATATCTTTTAACTGCAAGGTTTCATCTGTTAAATGCAATTCCAAATCAGCTATTTGTGCAATTAGTTCTTTCTTTTCTTGCTCTAACTCTACTTTTTCCAATTTAGCTAATTTAGCTAATTTCATATCAAGAATTGCTTTAGCCTGAACCTCTGTTAATTTATACTTCATTTGTAAGTTTTGTGAGGCGGCTGCCACGTTTTCTGACTGTTTAATTAAAATAATTACATTATCAATATCTTCTAATGCTATTAAAAGACCTTCTACTATATGTAATCTTGCTTTTGCTTTATTTAAATCAAATTGCAATTCTTTTTTTAAACAATCAATATTATGTTGAATATATATTTTTATGCAGTCAATAAGATTTAATTCAGTAGGTGTTTTATCAATTAAACCTACTTGATTATATGAAAATGAAGTTTGCAAATTAGTTTTAGCAAATAACTTATTAATAATTGAATCTGGGTTAATTCCTTTTTCACATTCAATGACTATTCTTAATCCTTTTTTATTACTTTCATCTCTTGCTTCTTCAATACCTTCAATCTCTTTTTTCTCGCAAGCATCTCCAATACTATTTAAAATATCTTCAACTGATATTCCATAAGGAATTTCATAAAAAATAATATTTTGCTTTTCTACTTTGTATTTGCCACGAAGTTTAACACTGCCATGTCCAGTTTTCATTATTGCGGGGATGTCGTTTTTATTAATTACAATTCCGCCTGTTGGGAAATCAGGACCGGGTAATACAACTTCCTTATTATCCATATAATCATAAATTGCTTGAGCTACTTCCCGGAGATTGTGAGGCGCCCAATTGCAAGCCATAGCCACGCCTATTCCGCTATTAGGGTTGCATAAAAGATTGGGAAAGATAGACGGAAGTGTTACAGGCTCTTCTGTTGTTTCATCATAATTTGGCATAAAATCAACATTTTTTTTCTTCAAGCCTGCTAATAACCCATCTTCACTAATTTTCGCTAGTCTAGCCTCTGTATAGCGCATAGCCGCAGGTCCGTCTCCTAAAATATTGCCATTACTACCGTGCCAATCAATTAATGGATAACGCATTATCCAGTCTTGTGAGAGTCTAACCATCGCTCCATAAATGGAAGAATCCCCGTGGGGGTGTAATTCACCCATCACATCTCCTACTATACGGGCGCTTTTAACGTGCGGCTTATTGAAAGTTCTACCTTTTTCATAAGCACCCCATAAGATACGTCTAGCTACAGGTTTTAATCCTGACTTAGCATCGGGAATACTTCTATCTGTATTTACAGCGACACTATATTCGATAAAATTTGTACCAAGCTCGTTTTTTACGTCATTTTGTATCATTTTTTCATCTCCAATTATTCCATATTATAAGTTGCTTCATTGCTATGTGCTTTAATATATTGTTTACGAGCAACTACATTATTTCCCATAAGCTGGTCAAATAAAGTATTTGTACTTTCTATATCTTCAACAGAAATTTGCTTGATAATTCGATTTTCAGGGTTGGTTAAAGTTTCTTCGGTCTCTTCCACGGACATTTCGCCTAAGCCTTTAAGTCTAGTGACCTGATACTTTTTCCCTTCATTGTCAGCTCTATATTGTTCAAGAGCTTCGTCATTTTTTAAATATTTATAACCTTTAGATGTAGTAATTTTATAAAGAGGTGGAACACCAGCATAAATGTATCCATCAATAATCAGTTCTGGACAAAAGCTCCATATAAACGTGTAAAATAGATTCTTGATGTGGCTCCCGTCAACATCCGCGTCGCTCATAATGATGATTTTACCGTAGCGTAAATCCTCTTTTCGGTAAGTTACTTTCATTGTTTTTAAATCAATAGTTAAACCAAAGGCATCAATCATTGTCATAATTTCAGCGTTCTTTTGAATCTGCGCGATAGTTGCTTTTTGGCAATTAAGAATCTTACCTCGTACAGGAAGAACAGCTTGAGTTTTATTATCACGAGCTAACTTTAAATTACCTGAAGCCGAATCACCTTCCGTTATATAAATCTCACATTGGCTTCTATCTTTTCCGTTGCAATCCGCGAGTTTGCTATCAAATTTTACAACTTTTTCTTTTTTCTTTTTTTCTTTTTCTCTGACTGCTTCTCTAGCTTTCTTAGCTGCTTCTCTTGCTTTTCGAGCATTAATAGCTTTATCTGCAATAACTTTGATTTCTTTTTCATTATTAGCCAACCAATACTGGATATTTTCTGCTAGGGCTTGCGTGAAAGGTTTCATATCAATCTGGGTTACGCGCGTTTTAATTTGGGCGTCGTACTTCACATCGACAGCTGTAAGGTTGAATACAATGTACATACCTTCCTGAATATCATCGCCTGATAAATTTTCATCTTTATCTTTTAACCATTTCTTTTCTTTAAAGAATTTATTAAATTCTCTTGTAAGAACTGTCTTAACTTGTGATATATGAGGTCCAGATTCAGTTAAACCTGTATTGACATAAGGAACAATAGTTGAAGAATAATTAGAAGTATAAGTTAATACTAAATCCATTTTATTCTTATCTTCCGCATATTTAATATTTAAACGATTTTTAATAATTTCTTTATCTCCAACTGCTTCATCTATTAGGTCGTTTAAACCATTCTTAGAAAAATAAGTAAATATCTTACCATCTATATTTAAAGTAATAGTTAATCCCGGGCATAAGCAAGAAATTGTATTTAATAATTTTTTTACTTCATTTATGTCAACTTCTGTATGAATAAAAAATTCTTCACTAGGCTTCCAAGAGACAAAAGTACCATGCTCTTTTTTTACCTCTTGTTTTTCCATACCAGAGATGCGTTTTTCAAATTCGCCTTCTTTAAAGACAACTGTCTCCGCATCTTTATCTCGCCATGTAGTTACTTTTAACCAATGTGATAAGTAGTTAGTTATCTTGCTTCCTATGCCAAAAGACCCAAGTGAAGAACCCTCATAAACACCATCTGTTCTATATTTACCAGAAGTGTTTAACACGCTAAAAGCCGCTTCTAAGATGGTTTTATTATCTTCTCGATAGGAGTTAGGGATGAAACCTTGTCCTGCATCAAGCACAGATATAATACCATTTTGATTATCTATATTGACATCAATTTGCGACCCATGCCCAAGTCTATATTCATCAACCGCATTAGAAATAATTTCAATCAAAAGTTGAGTAGAATAAGTAGTGTCACCACAATACACTTGAGGTCGTAATCTAGTAAATTCAAGTGGGCTAAGACTCTCAATAGATTTTTCATCATATAACTTATTGTCTGCCATTATTTTCTCCTTTATTATTTTTCTTTATATTAAATTATAACATATTTTATTTTATTTTTCAAGTAATAATCTTTGATAGCAAGTCTTTATATCATTTTCTTCTTTTATCTTTTTAAATTTAGCAAAGTTGTTTGAAGCAAGCGCGTCAGCCAGCTCATTACCTACTATGCCAACGTGCCCATTAGTCTTTACAACTTGAAAATTATTAAATTCTATGATAATATATTTATATAAAGTTTGCATAAGTTCAAGGTTTTCTACTTCTTCATGCTTCGTTGTTTGCCACCCATTAGCCGCCCACCGTTGTATCCATTCATTACATGATTTAACGCAATAGGAAGAATCTGAATGAATTATAAAAATTTCTTCAGGATTTTGAAGTGCATATTCCATAGCGTGAATGATAGCTTTAAGCTCCATTTGATTATTTGTTACATTTTGTTCTTGAACACTAAATTGATAAAAAATAGTATTATCTTGATATACAACTACTGCATAGCCGCCCTCTCCCGGATTGCCACGAGAAGAACCATCTGTATAAATATCAATCATTATTGTTATTTTACCTTTCTTGAGTTTATTTATTTGTTGTTCTAAAATAATTATAAAATAAATTTTGATGTTTGTCAAGCACCTTTGCTCATAAGCAAAGCTAAAAATAAATAAAAAAAGACGAGTAGTATTTCTACTACTCGTCATATAAAAATTATACCTTTTTAGTATATTTCAAATTAATCCAGCCATCACGGTTGGTCTTGTAAGATTTTAGTAAGCCCCATCCATTTTCTTCATCCACAATAGTGAAGCGACCTTTATTTTTTATACATCCTCTTACTGTATATTTTGTGCTTGGTCCTTTGCGGATATTTAAGGCATTTGCAGTTACTTGTACTATATACGCGGAGGCGCCGCTTGAAGAAGAAGTAGAGCTGGCTGTATTGCTACTAGCCACTGAACTTCCAATTTTTACATAGTTAGAATTACCTAAATAAATCCAACCTACTGAACTTTTAAGTTTGCCCCATTGACCTGAAGTCTGTACAATAGTAAACTTACCTTTACCTGTTCTACCTTTAACAACGCCGCTATCTGAAGGTGTAGAACGATAATTAAGATTATCTATTAATACCTCAACAGTAAATGGAACTTGCGGAAATGCCGCTGCAGTAGTTGCTTGAGCTGATTGTGTAGTGGTATTAGTAGTCCCTCCCGCGAGTTTTGTAGTGACGGTTTCTGCCAACTGACCCATTCGCGCATACATCCAATCTCCGGGACAACTTTTATTAGCAAACCATCTATGTACAGTAAGTAACATTTCATTACTTTTAGGATTATAACTTAATGCAGTATTTTTATCTTCAATCCATAAAAGCTTAGTTTTACCATTTCTCTTGCATATATCAACACAAAGGTCAACTAATTTATTATATACAGCATCATTGAATGCGTAAGGTGCTGTTTTATCACTTGCACACTCTATTGTTACAGCTCTTTGGTCATTAGCTGAACTAGAACTGCACCATGAACGATTTGCCTCATCTACTACTAAACATACTCGACCATCAGTACCTATACCGTAATTACAACTAGCTTTGCGAGAGGCTTTAACGAAACAATTACCAATATTTTCTGCGCTTAATTGTCCAACTACACAGTGTGGAGTAATTCTATCAATAGTATGAGTTCTAGTTCCGCTATTATTTGGACTCTTGACTGTACAATCAACTAAACTACTATTTGAGTAACTCATTGTTGATTCATCCTCCTTATCAAAACGAGTTAAATTATTATTTAATATAACATTATAAACATTATCAACGTATTTTAAGCTTGTAGCATAACCATCTTGTTTAATTAATTCAAGATATTTCTTTGGGTCAGTGACACCTTTTACATTAGAATATCTACTAATATTTATAAATTGAAAATATCCTAATACACCAGAGTCAAGAGAATCAAAAGCATACCAATCCGCGGAAATGGGTGTATAAGAGCCATCCGCATTTTGTTCTGACCCACCATCACGAAAATAGCCGCTATGACAAGTTACTCTATTTTGTTTATACTTTAGTCCAAAATAATTATGATGTTGTGCTTTTGTACTCGTGCCATATGCACTTTCTAAACAAGCTTGCGCAATAATTGGACTAATTACTTGTATATTAAATTGTGGAGCATACTTTTTCGCAGCAGCCGCGATTTGTTCAATAAACTCACTTTTGGTCACTAGACTCACCCTTTACATAAGTTTGAAGATTACTATTTTGTTCTAATAAATCTCTAAATTTATCTAATGCTTCATCAACCAATAAGCTAAAGGATTCAAATGAAATGATTTTAACTGCCCAAGGGAACTTAGCTATAAACATATCATAAACATAGCGAAGTTTAATTTGACCTGTACCTGAACCTAATTCTTTTTCAGCTTCAGTTACTGCATATAATAACCATTCTTTAATTTTTGAAAGCTGTTCATCTGTTGGTCTGTGAACAAATACATAAATTGCATATCCTGCGACAGCTAAGATAGCGATTGCCGCAACTATAAAATACCAATAATTAACTAAAAATTCCATATAAATCTCCTTTTTAACCTACTGAACCATCGTCATTTTGTGGTTCTTCATAAGCCCGCATTGCTGCATCATAAACGACGCCTCCCGCGCAGTTTTCTTTTACAGATTTTAACGCGTAAGTAGCAAAACTCATAACTTCTCCAACGATAGCGCCAATTAAAGTTACTAGTGGGGTGAAATCTGGGGTGTAGTATTCAGAATACATAGCCATATCCAGACTACGTATTGTTATCCACCCCGTAAAAATTTCAATAATTGTAAAATTGATAAATAAAAACATTATCAATAACTTAGTTGTTGTTAGCTGTTTTTTATTGTTTATAATATTTGTGATTCTTTGTTTATCCTTTGTTATTTTAATTTGTCGTTTAAGCAATTTCTTTTGTTGCTTCCATTTTTGTTCTTGCTCAAATAGTTCTTTTTCTGTCACTTATAATC